CTTCATACATAAAAATATGCCCCCATTTCGTAAACAGTTTTTATTTTTTACCTGTCTACTTTATGGGTAGCATATCATTCGCTGGCCTTTTTAAAAAATTCAGTTAGCTTCGAGGCCGCATTCTGAAGCGGTTCCTGGACTTTATCATAAAGAGTTAGGCTCATCTCCGAAAATATATTTTTAAGAATTTGAACTTTGCTTTCGGTCGTTGCATACCGCTGCTGGGCCTCATTTGTAAGAGCTGTATTTTCGCTCCAAGCCTCATTTGAAGTTTTTATTGCATTTGTAAATAAATCATTTGCGTTCGAAGCCCTTAAAAGCGCATCACGAAGCCGTGTTTCGCTAATTCCCATATCGTCCAGAAATTTTAACGCGCTCTCATCCTGCAAATTTCCAAGACCCGCAATAAATTTTGTCAGTGCCCAGGTTGCATCTTCAGCAAAATATTTCTGAAATTCTGCTGTTGACATCCCTGCCGCTTTTGCAAAATATTCAAGCTCCGAGCTACCAGTCTCACACGCGTTCGCCATCATTATTATTGCCCGAGAAATCGCCGTGCCGCCGCCCTGTGCCTCCAAGCCTAAGGATGACAAAGCCGCCGCAACTCCTAAAATATCTGCCTCGGTCATGCCGACCTGCGAACCGGCGGCTGAGATATTTAGAGCCATCTGCGTAACTTCGGATTCAGTCGTTGCAAAATTGTTTCCGAGTGCAACTATCGAAGAACCAAGCCTGTCGAAATTCTCCTGATTCATTCCGGTAATGTTGGCAAGCCGCGCAAGCGCCGTTGCGGCCTCATCGGAGCTCATGTTTGTGGCAACACCAAGGTTTGCCATGGTTTCGGTAAAAGAGAGAAGATTTTCATTTTTAATCCCAAGCTGTCCTGCAGCCTCAGCAATTGCAGAAAGCTCCGAAGCCGTTGTTGGCATCTGTGTTGACATCGAGCGCAAACCGGACTCAAATTTCTCAAATTCTTCATCTGTTGCATTGACTGTCTTTCTAACTCCGGCAAATGCGCTCTCAAACTCAATTCCACCTGAGACAACAGATTTTACTGCACCGACTAAATTCCGGCCAAGCATCCGGATGGCATCGCTTGCTAAATTTGCAATTACGCCCTTCATGACGGTGAATCCTTCGCTCAGCTTGGATGTTTGATTTTTGGTGTTATTCATCTCGTCTCCAAGCTGTTCTGTAGCCTTTTCTGCAGCATTTAGCTTATCTTTATTATCCTTAATATCGCTGTTTAAGGATTTTATTTGTGAGGCTAAACTTTTAGCTTCGGTGCTGTTTTTGCCTTGCTCAAGCACAACATTTTTATATGCAGTTTGTAAAGATTTTAGCTTTTCGCCCTGACTTGCTAGTTCCGTATTTAATTTGTCTAGAGGTGTTTTCGATTTTTCCAGCTGCGAATTGACATCTTTGAGCTCATGCTCCATGTTGTTTAGTTCCACCTCAGCATAATTGAGTTTAGATACCCAAGCTTGTGTCCTTTTATCATTTTCACCAAATGACTTCGAAGCATTATCAAGAGCACTTTTTAAAACTTTGATTTTTTCTTTTTGAGATTCTATTTCTCTTGTTAAAACACCGCTTTTAGATGTCAAGCTGTCCATTGAATTTGCGTTCCCTTTAAAGGTCGATGTTACTAAATTCATTTCGCTTTTTAGGATTTTGAATGAAGAATTAATTTCTCTTATAGAATTTTTAAATTCGCGTTCGCCGTCTATTCCTATCTTCAAACCAAAATTATCATAACCCATAAATGAATTAACTCTCCCTTCTTATAAAATTGACTAAATGCCAAATGGAATCACATCATCAATAAACACCTCCACGCGGGGCTTCGATAGACCATAGTACTGTTTATGGCACTCTATTAAATCAAGCAGCAAACCTATTGGCATAAACCATACCTCGTCTTCGCTGCGTCTTAAATGCACTGTTCCAAAATAGATCAACCGAGTAAAAAATTCTTCATCTTTTACTCGGTTTGTCCGTTTTTTGCGTCTGTTTCTTCACTCTCTATATTTCTTTTTGTCCCTTTAGTCATAGCCTGCATTATGGCATCCTTAAAATTCGCTAAATCCGTCGGCGATGTTAATAGTTCCAGCTTTTCTTCTGTTAGAAATTCTTTTTTGTTCTTTGGATTTTTCAAATTATGTATCATAATGCTTTGATTTGCCAACAGCACTATCATCCACACAATTTCTTCAAGCACTTCTTCAAATTTTTCAGATTGCATCAGCTTATCCCCTAAATTTTCAAGACCTCCATACCTCGCTGCAAGTTCTTTTGTTGCTTTTGTCGTTAAAATAAGTTCATAATTTTCACCATTAACTGTAATTGATGCACTTCTTTCATTTATATCCATAGCCACATATCTACTCCTTCGGATTTATAGACTCAAAATCAGGTTCATAAACCTCTGAAAACCATCCTGAAATTGTAGCCGGAGTAACACCAGTTTCGCCCTCTGTCACCTCAATTTTCCATGGGTGATTTCCTCCTGCATTCTCTTTATTTCTCCGCATGACAGTTCCTTCAATGGTCGGTGTTGAAAACGTTATGCTGTCTCCTTTTGTCTGTAAACTCGTTCCCGGAATGCCAAATTTGACCCGATATAGCCAGAAATATCTGTACTTACCGTTTGCTTTTTTTGCCCTAAATCCTACTGCTACAGGTTCTGCACTGTCCTCTACCGATGAAACAAGCACTCCGTTGTTATCAATTTTTACACCTATTAAATCTCCGGCTACTGCTGCGCCTATATCGTCAATCCCAAGGGTCAGCGTGCCGCTTTTAAATTCCTTTACCACTTCGCAAACGCTATCATCTGCAAAAAGTGTTGCTTCTGCAGGATCTATCGTCAGTTCTGCCGTCATTGCTTTTGCTAGTATTTTCGGTGTATCGTAAGTTTCATTTCCATTTGTATCTTCAGTTATTTTCGCATAAAATAGCGAATCAAGGCCTATTGTTGCCAACTTAATCTCCTCCTAGAAATTTATAAATTTTCGCGGCATCGATGGTGTAGTGATGATACCCTGTATCCTGCTCGTATTCCACATACCATCGGCCTGTAATAGTAAAACCAGATAGAAGCAAAAGCTTCGTAATCTGATTTTTTCTCTGTATATAATTTGATTTTGTAAACAGTGATATTCGCACTTCAGAAACTTCGTAATCGGGTAAATTGTCTGCAAAAACATCGAAGCCATCTGTAATCGGTGTTAAAACTAGATACTCATCAGGCGCTGGATCTTTGAATGTGCCTGTTTCAAGCGGAATATTTAACGTTGAAAGGACCTCTTTTAGATTAAATAATATGCTGCCGCTCATAATTTATTTATCTCCTCTTTAAGTTTTTCCTCCATCGCCATAATACACGCTTTTCTAGATTTATTCTTTGCAGTTTTCAAAAATGGTTTTGGATTTTGACCAGATTTTCCAAACTCGATCACATTTGCTATCATAGCGTTAGTTATTGTATAGTAACTACGTTTACCTTTCGCCGCATACTGATTTCTTCTCGGTTCATTAAACCCTATTTTTAAATTATGTATTCCTTTGTCATCAATATCATCTGGCGATATTCCCAATGAATTAAGCAGTTCACCGGTCGAGCGTTTCTTATGTTTTAAATCTTTACCAATAACCGTTTTCAAATATGATTTAACGCTTTTAAACATGATTTCTCCGCCGACTTTCAAAGTTTTAGAAACTATTTCATCTGTTTCTTTCCCCAATTTTGATACCTTTAATAAAAACTTTTCTGGCATCTTAATTTCACATTTACCCACGTCGAAGCACCCTCCATTCATCATGATTGGCACCAGTGCCAATCCGTTAATCATTCCGGGGCTTCTCCTTTTTCCCAGAAAATCACGCTCATATCGGCTAACGATCTCTCTAACGCATCGTTTTACGCCGATTTATTCGCTACCAACTTTCCGGGGGGCCCCACGGCGCTAAAAGCGCCTTTTTTCATCCATTTCTTTTAACAAGATGGCTCCACCTTTTTTGCCATAACTTCAATATACATGCATCGATCTTTGACGTTATCGACTGATATAATGTTGTACCTGATTCCATCATGTAAAATTAAAAGCTTTGTCGTCACATCAATACCCGGAATTTTCCTAAATCTAAAAAGAGACGTAGCCTCTGAAAACGCCACCATATTCGCCCACATTTTATTCCCATGCCGCTCTTCTTTATACGCTCTGATGCTCGCCAGAACTGTCTCTTTCCTTTTAGAAAAACCTTCCGAGTCAGTAACATTTTCAGCAGAAATTATATCTATAAAGCTATTCATTTTCCCAAACGACATCGTCGTCACAACCTCCATATCATTCGTTTTTGCTAAACGCAAAAAGCTCATACATTTTGGTGCTCCTCCTCTCCCCAAAAAGTCACGCTCGTATCGGCTAACGATCCCTCTAACGCATCGTTACTACGCCGATTTACTCGCTACCAACTTTCCGGGGACCCCGTATCGCTCCCTTCGCTTGCGCTATCAAATGTACAGTTTACAATTTACAGTGTACAATTGCGGTTTGCCACTTCGTGGCACTAAATTTAATGCCGGCAAAGCCGGCCACTTTCATTGTACATTGTGCCTTGTACATTGTACATTATTTTAAACCTGCCAGTCTTTATCAAGCTGTAAAAGCCGCTTAATCGTACTCCAGACTTGCTCGGATGCTTGCACATTATCACCCCAAAAGCCGGCTGTGCTTCCGTCACGGCTTTCGTAAAAATGCGTTGCCAGCATTATAACTGCCTGTTCTGTTGTCTGCGACATTGAATTTTTTAAATAATACCCGGTCTTCATTTTCTGATAGCTTTCTGCGTAACAAATGGCAGCATTAATGTAACCCCTTAAAAGTTCATCATCTTCGTTATGAAAAAGAATTAAATTTGCTTTCACCTTATCGAGCAAATCATTCATATAAATCTACTCTCCCGCTTAAATACTGTTTTGCTTCATTAGACCGGCTTCTTTTAGTTTTAAAATCAACGCATTAAAGTCCGATTTCAGCTCTGCAATCGTCGATGCTGTGCTTTCATCTTGATTTTCCGCTTGTATAAATAAAGATTCAAGGCCTATAGTTTTTCCTTCTTCGGCTATCTCCAGCGTTCCACCAATCACTGTTTTTTCTCCGCCTTGTTCGGTGTAATTCTTTGTATTGTATGACATATAAAATCTCCTTTCAGTCGATTCAATGTACAGTTTACAATTTACAGTGTACAATTGTGGTTTGCCACTTCGTGGCACTAAATTTAATGCCGGCAAAGCCGGCCACCTTCATTGTACATTGCCTAAGCTTTTTGCTGCAGATATTTTACAGCTTCCGGTAATATGAGCTTACCGTCTACTCGTTGAGTCGCCACAAAGCCAATCTGCCCGGTTATTGCAAATAGCTCGTTTAAACGCTTGAAACTCCTGCCTTGACGGTCGGCTATCCAGAGTAATATTTAAAGTCGCCAAAGACCACTGTTTTGTTCCCTGCAGAGATTTCCGGCATATATGCTGATGTCAAAACTGGACGGTTTAAAATAGTATCCGGTGTTCCCGCAACCATTGACGGTTGCCAGATATACTGCCCGGCTCCATCTTTTAATTTTCTGATAGCTTTAACTGTGGAATCATTCATTAAGAACGTTGCGTTTTTGCGGTACGGAGACTTTAAACTGTAAAATAAATCCATGATCTCATCAAATGAAATCGACGTTGCTCCTGAAGTGGTTTTTCCAAGCTGACCGCCGCCTGTTGCATCTAAGATTCCGGTCGGTTTACCGGTTCCATTGCCTGTAAAAAAGGCTTCTTTCTCTTTGTTGCCGATTCTTCTGCCAAATTCTGTAGCGATATAACTTTCAAGGTTAAACACACTGTCGTTTAAAAGCTCTTCGCTGACTTTTATCATCGTTGCAAGCTTATATGCACCGATTGAAACTTGGCTAAAACTATCATCACTTTCAGGAATTGTGCCCTCTTCATCAACCCACGATACTGTCCCTTTTGTTGCTACAATCGGGATTTTACGGTCTCCGCTGGACGTTTGAATCGTGTTTGCAAGACTTCTGAAGATATTTTCTTCCTCAAGCGCTTCTATCAACGTATGTTCGAACTCGTCCGGAACAAGGTATCCTCCTTCCGTATCAGTTCCAACTTGGAGTGCATTTTTGACTTCAAACCCGGCTTTATTTCTCATCACTTGCCAAAATGCATTTTTATACTCATTGCTGGCTCTGCCTGTTTTTAATTCTTTTTCTGAAATGTGCGGCTTTTCCAAAAGAGGCGCACTGATTTCCTTAGACAGCTCTAAATCAAGCGCTGCCTGTTTTTCCAGTCTATCAATTTCTTTTCCGAGGTTTATTACTTCAGCTTCCATTTTTTCGTATGTAGCATTATCCTCATCTGAAACAAGCCCATTTTCACTTCGTCTGCTATCTAGAAAATTCTTTGCTGTTTCCCATGCTTTTGTGCGTTTTTCACGTAGTTCAAGTATTTTGTTCATAACTCGTTCTCTCCTTTAAAATTTAATGATTTAACAAAGAAAGCCGCTTTTTAAGCGACTCTAGTGTTGTTTTTGATTCTTTTTTAGAAATTTTATTAATTATCGCCTTTGCAATCAATGCTCTGCCAAAAATTAAACCGTCTGATATTTCATATTCAGAATTATTATCTGTATACAAAATGTCATCTGCAAACCCAAGTTCTACTGCCTTTTTAGCGTTCATCCAGCTTTCTTCGTCCATCAAGCGAGATATCTTTGCTCGTGAAAGACCTGTTTTTATCTCATAGGCATTGACGATTGACTCTTTGATTTCACCAAGCATTGAGATCGCTTTTTGCATCTCCTGTGTATCGCCAAACGCCGCTGTCATGGGGTTATGGATCATGATTTGACTTACGGGAGACACTAGAACTTTAGTTCCTGCCATGGCTACCACTGAGGCTGCCGAAGCTGCGATACCGTCTATCTTGACAGTCACATTGCCTTTGTATTCCATCAGCATATTATAAATCTGAGCTGCTGCGAACACATCGCCGCCCGGACTATTGATAAATACAGTAATATCGCCATTCCCGGACATTAGTTCAGATTTAAATTGCTTTGGCGTGATCTCATCATCAATCCAGCTTTCTTCGGCTATGGCGCCCTCAATTCGAAGTTCACGCCCATTATCAGTATCAATCCAGTTCCACCAGCGAGCTGTTCTCTTCGGACTGTTTGTTATTTTCTCCATCGATATCATCCTCCTTTGTCTCAGTTCCTTTAGAATCAGAGCGCATAAATCCGCCTGCATCCTCTAATTTTGTCATTGCTCCGTTAATCAAGTACAAGTTACCCCCAAGTCCGTCCGGGATTAAATCCATATTTTCAAGTTCTCTTATGTCATTAGCACTCATCCAACCGTTTTGTCTTGCTGTTGCATAACCATTCATGCGGCTTTCATAGTCGCCACGCAGCAATCCGTCAACATTGAACTTTACAAAATATTCTCGCTTTTCGCTCTCTAAAAACAGTGACCTCTGAATTGACTGTTCCCACCTCGTAACCCAAGGGTTGAGCGTATATTTTAAAAATTCCAGGGACTGCTCTTCTATATTAGAAAATGAGGCTCTTTCCAAATCTCCTACCATGTGCGGTGGTATTCTAAATATTCGGGCAATTTCATCTGTCTGAAATTTTCTTGTCTCTAAAAACTGAGCTTCGTTGGGTGAGATTGCAATTGGTTTAAACGTAAGTCCCTCTTCTAGCACCGCTATTTGATGAGAATTGCTGCTGCCTTTAAACAGTGAATTCCAGCTTTCTCGCAGTCTGTCAGGATCTTTTATCGTCCCCGGATGTTCTAAAACTCCACTCGGCGATGCTCCATTTTCAAAAAATTTAGCACCATATTCTTCACAGGCAAGTGCCATTCCTACGGCATTTTTAGCCATTGAAATAGGGGAATATCCAACCAAACCATCGAATCCTAGACCAGGAATATGTAAGACATCCTCTTTTCTTAAATACACTTGCCCTTGCGCTTTGAGCGTAGGATTATCGCTGTCATTGACCATGTATGTGTAATAAATTTCACCGTTTGATGCTCTATCGACTGTCATACGGTTTGGCATTAACGGGTAAAGTGCTAATATTTCACCCTTGCCGTTGCGAATAATTTGAGCATAGGCATTACCCCATAAAAGTAGATGACTCATCAGTGTCTCCCGAAACACAAACGAAGTCATCTCCGGATTTGGCTCATCATGCAAAAGATAATAAAGAGGATGGTCTAGTGCTTTTTCTTTTGCTCCGCCTGATAAATAACGATATGTGTGTAATGGCAGTCCTGCCACGGCTTCTGCCAAAATCCTTACACATGCATATACCGTTGTAACTTGCATTGCAGAGCGTTCATCTACGTTTTTTCCACTTGTCGTCCTTCCAAAAAGCACTTTGTATCTGCTTCCTGACAGATAGTTTTGTGGTTTATCTCTTGAATGAAACAGATTTTTTAAGATGCTCATATCAACAAAAACCTTTCTAGCATTTAATTCTTAACCTACTAATTTTTCAATATTGGGATATATCCCGTCTTCTTTTAATAATTCGTAGATAAATAGTCGTCCTTTCTGTGTCCAATATGTGTGAACTTTTGTGTGTTGACCGTCATTATCAAGGTAAGTATGAGTTTTCGTGCTTGTATAGCCTTTTATACGCATAAGATTAAGACGCGAGCAAAAAAGTGTTATAACTAAGCTCTAACTTTGTTACGCGATTTGCCTGCGCGGGCTCCGCGCCGCTCCAGCCGTAATCCTTAGATATTGTTGACATCGAAACCAAATCTTTACAATTAAGCACAACATCATAATAGCTCGCTTTCGGCGTCAGCTTTGAAATTTGCTGAGTCTGCACTGCTACGGACTGCTCGAGTTCCTTATTTTTCTCTCGTTCTGCTTTTAATGCGTTAAGAGCCGCAATACCTAAGTCTGGATCGGCAATTAAATCATCAATTGCATACATTCCATGTTTGCGGATCGACGGTAAAACCTCGCTCGTCACCCAACGTTTAAATTTTTTCGCACTTGGCAGTTTGCTTGATAAAATCAAACTATAGAGACCACTCTCGTTGATAACTATTGTCTCTTTATCTTGATTGCCATCAAATACCATGGTTTTTTGCCTGTCTTCAGTATCGACGTGCCTATTTATATCTCGACTACCGTTTTGGTACCCGAGAATTTCAGCAACATCTTTCCCCACAAAATATGGCACATCATTTATTGTGACTGTCCTGACTTCACCAAACTCTTGATTTTTAAATACTTTTAAGTTGTTCATAAATAAAACCTCCAAAAAAAATTTTTTAAATAACAAAATGCCAACATTTCTGTTGACATTAAAAACAAATTAATATTTTATTTTTCCGCCTCGCTCGATTAAAGAATGAGTAAACCTCTTTCATTATATACAGAATTAAAGTCTTCGCCTTGATTGCGTATCGCTCGGTCTAAAGCCATTATTAACGCTACTGCTCCATCAATTTTCTCTGTTGATTTCTCTTTATCTGGTTTGATGTTCCCAGCTGGATCCGTGCGCACATAAATATTATCCATCATCCAAGCCAGTACTGGATGCCCGCAACTTAAGCTAGAAAGAAAATTTTTTAGCAAACTTATATGATTTACTCCTATGACCAAAAGAACATCTAAAAGATCGATTA